CAACCATCATGATGTTCTTACCTCTAACTGCAGACCTTACTAGATACTTCCATTTGATGTCAGACATTTCCAAGTCACGAGGTTTTATGTCTGCCGAAGTCTTTATCAAAGCTAATATTGGATCGGCATCTTCTACAACTTCAATTTTCGGCATCGCTGGTTCTGTCGGAACTTCTGACAATTCTACTTGACGTGCGCGGCCTGTATCGGAATCAAATACTAATGCTTTGCCATTTTGCTTAGCCGCTTTAATCATTACATCTCGAAACAATGAGGAAATATCATTGTCAGACCCTACTTCGATAACTACATTGTTATCATTTACAATACCAAAAATTTTCTTCATAACTCATTTATTTTATACTATAAATATAATAAATAAATCGTTACGATCCAACCTATTTGATAATTTTTTTCATGCTTCCGTCATCATAAATTTCAATGAATGTTCCTGATTGTGTCGACGGATCACATTCTTGTCCCATCATGTTTATGATTTTAATTAAAATGCGTTGTTTGCTATTGTCAATTGATACTGGCCCAAAGAGTTCAAAGCATCCGTCTGTGTCTACTTGTTTAAGAACATAGTAATTGATTGCATTATCAAACTCTCTATCTACAAATGTATATGTTAATGTTTCTGTACTATTAAATGCTGCCGGCAACGTTGCAATGGTTTTGTAACTACTATCTTGCATTCTTTGAACTTCAAAATGCATTGAATTGTATTCAGATGCCGTCTTCCATACTAACAAATTGCCGTATTGTGTCGGAGTAACTTCAAAACACATTAATTCTACTGGCAATGATGGATTAGGTATTTCAATCAATTCGATGTTGTCAATCCACCATTCTTCACCGGCGCCATTTGCTCTACAAAATAAATCTACTGCTACTTGACTTATGTTGCTAGGAAGATTAAGCGTTATAACAGAAGGACCATTTGCGGATATACCAACCGGACTAGCATAAACATCTCCAATTGGTGCTGCGGAATTAGTAAAAGAGCCGTTTGCTGTATGTGTGACAACTCCGGCACTATTATACGGCCATGTTGCATTGTTGTTACCAGTTATTCTTAGTTCATTGACGTAGCTTACTCCACCATTCGTCGATACTTGCACCGAAACATAGTCAGCAGCATCTACACCACGCGTTGCAGCAGTTGAATTTGAAAATGTATATGATGCTAATCTAAATTTTAATTGATATTGATTGAGCGGATTCAATCCGGTTACATTGGGCAATGAATACCAATCTTGTTCATACGCAGATGTTCCTGTACCAGTACCATATATGGCAGCACTTTCGGTTGGCGTAACTGATGCATTGGTAAACCAACCCGCAGTTGGAGCAAACGACCACCACAGCCCAGCCCATGTCCAAGTTTCCATTCGATCATATTGTATGACAGTTTGCGTTCTAGCAAAACTTGTTAGAAATACAAATACTATTAATAATTTATTCATATGTTTTGTTTTTGTGTTTGCGTTTTCTAGAATAGTTGGTTTTATCCGGAACAGATCGTTGTACAAATCTTCCGTCAAAGAATCCTTGTTGTCGTTGTGATTCTCTTGATGCTGCTAAATTAATTTTTAGAGTCTGATTGTTCATAACGTGACATGGTTTGTTGGAAGGCAATTTCATATGCATCTGCCAAATCGTAACGATATTCGTGTTTTATTTCATTCACTACTTCAAACACTTCTTCATGTATGCCTTGTGCATACGCTGCCATCATGATTTCTTCGATTCGATCTGCCATATCCATATTCCTATTATAATGATTATTATTTACGATTCCAAATTACCATTTTCTACAAGACCAATATCTTGCTTTCCATCTAGGCCCAGGATTGGTATCGCAATGATGGCGGGCTCTAAATGAACGTCTACGTGCAGGATTGCTTTTGCGGATTCTCATGTTAGGGTCGCCAAAGTTAACCTTTACAACGTTGCCTTTGTCATTCTTAACGTAGACTTTGAACTTCTTGACATCGCCTCGCATTGGTTTACCTAGCTTAACGGTTCTGCCTTGATACTTAGCTTCTGTAAGTACTCCTAATTTCCCGGCTTTAATATCTTCTAACATTGCAACAGCACATTCATTGCATATTGACATTTCTTCCATAGATTCCTTTGTTTTGTTTCCCCAATTAGATGCACCAACGTTGCGACATTTGGATAATGCTAATGATCCATATGCCGATGGCCAAACATCATATCTAGATTTCACTTTGTGATAACAAGCATCACGTTTTTTCTTTTTCTCTTCTATTACAGCTTCAGCTTTTGGAGTTTTCTTACCCATTCCCACGCGACGCTTTTGTGCAACCAATGCTTTCTTTTCGTCTTTGTCAAATGAACTCCATGTTTTAGGAGTGTCTTTAGAAACTTTGCGAGAAGGTCTGCATTTCTTTACGCCTTTGGTTTTTGAATTGCCACAAGGCCGTCCATGTTGATCTGTCCATTTTTCTTTGACCCAGCGACGCAAATCTTCGTTCTTAAAAACATCATCTAAATTCATTACAATTCCTGTCGTATACTTAATTTAGGAAGATGTGATCTCCAAACATTAAGTATGTTTTGTTTTTCTGTATCTGTAATAGTTCCGTTGTTTACCCACACATTCAAATAGTCATTTACTACTTGGGCGAATGGCTGTTTGCTTTTTTTGGCTTTGGTATACAAGCCTTGTATCATTGCTGGAATTTCTTTTGGCAATGTAAAGTATCGTGCTGGCGGCAATTGGCCGGCGTTTATCTTTTTACGTAAAGCTTGATCTGATGCAATGTATTTGCTATCAATCGTATTCCATCCGCTTTGAGTTGTATGTTCTATTTCATGTCGCAATATGTCTCGCAATTGCATTGCTACTTCACTTAACACATTGGGATATTCTGCAGGATCCAATTCAACCCGTATTTCGATTAACGGCATATCATCTGACTGTCGCTTTGTTTCATTGTAAGCATCGCCACCAAATTTGAAATCATTGAATCCATCAATCCATTGCACTTTCATTTGCAAATAGAATTCTAAAGGTATTTGCGTGTTGTCTACTTCTAAAAAGTATATCTCCGGATAATCATCACTATCAATTTGCGGAGCATCACTTGGCGATTTGAAATGTATTTTTTTGCCAGCAAAGTTTCCATTAGGATCCTTAGTGCATGCAAAACTATCTTTGACTACACCTAGCAAAGTCCTGGATAATTCGGTAACCAAACTATCATATCGGCCTTCAATTATAAGTGTTTTCATTGATATCATATTAATAAATATCAGCCTAAAAGATTATAATTCCAAAACAATTCTTTCTCTTTGTTGAATGGATTTCCTACTTGTTGATAGTAACAATTCAAGCAAAGCATCTGCAAATTTTCTATGCGATGGTTAGTAACGTCTCCGTCAATGTGATCCAATAACAATGGTACCGTGTCGTCTGTTACTCTGCGCTCCGCATATCCACAACACTGACATTCTTCTTGAAATATATTCAATGCCAACAAACGATTACGAAGCTTCCATACGGGATAGTTTGGATGTTTTCCTTCTAACAATCTGTCAATTGAATACAATCCAGCATTAGCACGAACCGAATCTTTATTAATTCCAACGCCGGCTTGATTGGTATGCAAATCATACAAAGTCTTGCCTGTCTCGGAATCAACATACATTTTAGCATACTTCTTCCAAGTAGTGAAAGATACTTTTAAAAATCTAGCAGCTTCCGCATTTGATTTGGTGTTAGCAATTGCATATCGAATATCAGATTCTGGCAAATCAAAAGCAGTTCTACCTTTCCCATAAACGTATTTGTATTGCTTGTCACTCATTAATATACTCCGTGTTTTCTTAATATAGAAACAGCATCGCGTGGAGTCATTTTGTTTTCCCACATTTGTTTCATTTCGGGTTTTAACTTGCTAGTAAAATCTATAAAGGTTGCGTGATATACTCCGCTTTTTATTTTTACTTCATTGTACCAAGTAGAATATGCCGCATACTTTTCATCAAATCTATCTGCATCTGTTCTCGTTTCCCAATATTCAATTTGATCTTTCAATGGCCATAAATCAATTGGAATGTTAGGATCTTTTCTACGTCCTGGCAACAATTGTTCATGTGCACGTTTGGAAGCATTCTTTGAAATGAATTTATCCATTGCATTGATAGACCGATCCTTTGCTGATTCTCCTGAGTAAGCTGATTTTTTTCCCATTACTTTTTTGTTTTTTCTGTTAATATAACTAGTCTTTTCCAAGCATCTTCTGCTCGGTAAATGTATTTTTTAAATTTTAAAACGTTTTGTTCTGTACGAGCCAATTCAGCACGTTTCATGTTTCTATGATAAGTTGCATGAAGCAACCCGATTCGAAAGCGATACCACCATTTCATGATTTTTTAAATTTTGTAACTTCAACACGTAATCCTTCTTCAAGAAGCATTTCACTTACATCATTACACGTAGTCCAATTATCAATGAATATAGAACATTGTTTGTTATTGTGAGTGATGGTAGCACATTGTACTGCTTGATAATAATTATGTCCACAAATTTCTGTGAGACAATCAATAACATGATCAAACGTATTTACGTTGTCGTCATGCAAAATAATTTGCCATTGGCCTCTTTTATTCGTTGATTGTTTTTTGGACATCTCTGATAATTGCACATTGTTCATAAAACTCATTTTGTTCAGCATATTTCAAACATTGATCCAGAAAACGTAATTTGCGAGATGCATCCCAATATTCGGGCCATTCCCATTTATCAGTCTTCATGTGATTGATGGACGTTATCAATAGCTTATTAATAAAATTTTCTGTTTCCATACTTTATAATAAGTATTTTACGGACAATATCCAAATGTTAAAGTCCTTCTGGAGTTTTTGCAAATTGCTTGGAATTCCATTGCATTCTGCTACGAATGTTATCGCCCCCATCTTTATATTCTTCATGATCCAAATATTCTACCGACGCTTTCTTCCATTTGCCAGCTCGCATCAATTTCAATGTTTTTGGAGATTTCTCAGTGCCTAATTCACCTCGATAACATGCATTGATCAATGCTTGTTTAGTAGATATTGGTAATTTTTCATAGTTTGGAACAAGATCTTTTGCTGTTCGTTCCGCACTGCGTAAGTCTTTTTCAAATAAACGTAGTGCTTCTTCATCAGTAAGTCCGTTTTTAAATCTACCAGATGCTACTTCTC